CCATATCCAAGACCTTAGCCAATCGGCGTCTTCTTCCAAGATCATCTGGACCCAAAAGGGCAGATATCTTGTACTCAATAAAGTGTGGTTGAACCACTCCGAGAGTAGACAAGAAGGTGTCGATAAGCTGAGAGTTCAGGCCTGCTCTTCTCATCCCCTCGCCGACGGCCCGTATGGCGTCGTGCGAGAAGCCATCTGTGGCTTTAGTCAAATCAGCGCTAACCAAGCGCTGACCGTGTTTGAACGTGAACGACTGGAGTCCTTCAAAAGGATCTCCCCTCGTCAGCACGTCCAAACGCGGATCAGATTTGACAGGATCAAAGAGGAACTGCCTGGCACTCTCACCAGCAGCAAGGAGGGAAGCTGGAGGTATTGTGACAATCCGATTCTTCCACCCCATTTCAGAAACGGCGGATGCACGATGAACGACTTTGGTTTCCTTAGGCCATTGCTCGACGAGTCTACAATGAGACTCGGCAATGTCCTTCCAAGGAACATCCAAAGGATTACGTTCAGCATTCATCCTGTCCAATTCTCGTCGGATTTGGTGAGTGAGGTAAGAACCTCCACCATCTCCGGATCTCTTGGGAGCCGTAGTCCTTTTGGACTTAAACAACTCCAAGAGATCGTCAAGACCGCTTACATCTCTATCTCTCTCCCTGAGAGCATAGGTAGTGAAGCCGCCTTTATGACCCGAGAATTCGTACACGGAAGCCGTTCCGGATTTGGGATTAGAAGACCGACCCAATGGTCTCATGTACACTTCTTTGACGTACTCTGTCAAAGAGTCAAGGAAGTGCTGTGGTACATGAGGCACTGGGTGACACATAGTGTCAGCGTGCTCCACGAGAGTATCCGCCAAGAGACTCTTGTCATCGCACTTGGGAAGTGCTCTGGCAAGAGTGGAAAAAGTAAGGAGACCATTTATGTCGTAGCACCCAATTATCCAAGAGTGGATAGATTTGGGAAACGACAATGGAATCTTACAATTTCCGCCTTGGATCGCATACTCTCTCAAACAAAGAGCCAATTCTTTCAAAGTGGTTATCATGAAATTCCTACCCCTAGGGATAGATTTCAAGACCCACCTATGAAAGAAAAAGGCTCCTCGTTGGGAGGACGCATCGGTCGAAGAACCGGATTGCCGAGACATCACGATCGCAGAAAATATGGTTTGCCAAACAGCATTCCAAAATTTGCGATCCTTTCGACTGATATAAGTCAGACGAGGAGAACCATGGTTGGGACCGTCCTGACTACCACCCTTACGGGGGGTAGCAGGCATGCTCTCAGCCACAAGGGACGACGATAGTCGAGCCCTCATGTTTCTACTAAGATGCATG